CAATAGCATTTTTTGCTAACTCTGCTGCTAATGCTGAAAATAATTTAAGTTATAATTCCGTCTATGACGCAGACCTGACCGCGAAAGCGGTTTTTTCCGTTTCTAAGGAGGAAAATAATAAAACTAACAAAAAATATAAATATGGAACCCCTCTTGAAAAAGATGAACTAGTTAAGATATTAAAGTCTGTTGGGTTTGAAGGATATTCTCTTAAAGTTGCTTGGGCAACGGTAATGAAAGAATCTATGGGAACTCCTAATTCTTGGAATCCAAATAGAAAAACTGGAGATAATTCTTATGGTCTATTTCAAATAAACATGCTTGGAGAAATGGGTGAACAAAGAAGATACAAGTTTAATCTAAAGTCAAATGAAGACTTGTTTGATCCAGTTAGAAATGCAGAAATCGCTTACTATATGAGTGATGGTGGAAAAGACTGGTCAGCCTGGAAAGGTATCACCTGGAAAACCAAAGAGTGGATGGAAAGATACTAAATCTTTGGAATATATAGTGTTGGGTTTGGATTATATTCTGCAAATGTTCCATCTGATCTAGGAATTTTTATATCTCCTTGAATAGGGTCATCTGGCATTCTTTTTCCCCAGTATCCTGGTGGATATAAATATCTTCCATCTGTATCATCTTCTTTTAATGGTAAAGGCTTTTCATTATATCTTCCCTTTATCCTAACCAATACTGTTGCTGCATATCTTGTTCCTTCAGTTACTTCCTTAACCCCGTGGATAATATCTCCGACATGCATTATTAAGTCTTTTCTTTTTGGCTTATAATAATGATCATATTCTGGATAATAAAGTTCTCCACCTACATAGTCATCATTTAAATAAACCACTACACCCCAAAAAACTTTTCCTTCCATCCAGTCATGGTTATCTACATGCAGGAACATGCCTTCATCTTTATTTCTAGCATAGTCTTCTGGTATTCCATCTTTAAAGACTCTCATTAAAATATATTCGCCTATATTCCAGTCGGCTTCTTGATCATCTTCATTTAAAATTTCTTTTAGTCTAGTATTAATTTTATCTAATGTTGGCTGTATAGAATCCATTACATTTTCAAAACCTGGCTGATCTTGCATTTGTCTTCTACTTATTTGTCTTTTATTAAAATATCTTGCTACCTTATACTCTTGTAATTTATCATAAGGAAAGTTATGCATAAAATTATAAAGTTCAACGCATTCTTCTTCAGTTAAAAAGTTTTCATATACTCTTGACTTTCCATCACAATGAAATACTTTATTCATTTACTGACCCCCACCTTCCTGCTGGACAAGATGACATTTTTAACTTTGTTTTTTGATTCATAAAACATCCGCAAAGTTTACAAGTTTTTGTAGACTGAATTAAATCTGGACATGACAAGCAAATAGCATATCTTTCTTGCTGTATTTGTTTTGTTGTATGATTTTCAGAATTTAAAAGATCCCAAGGCTTTACTTGAGCCTGAGCCTCTTTCCAAATTTGCCATTTACTTTTTTCAGTCACTACTACTCACTAAAAGTGTCGGATTGAGAATTATATTGATATCCAACTAAAATAGATTCGCTTGGCAGTCTTTCTGTAACATCAATTCCCAATGGATTGCTTAGCAAAATAGAAGCAAATCTGTCATCTGTATAAATAATATCAACAACTTCACCATCAATGATGAGTGCTACCTTTCTCATTGCGTCTATTTGTTCTTGTGTTGGCTGTGTCATTTTTTCTCCTATTTAATCATTATATACTATTTAGTTTGCTTGTGCGGAAAAATTATCTAATAAAGAACCTGAATTTGCTTCAGATGGTGTTTTTATAATTCCAGCCTTTGTGCCTTTTGTTGGACTAGATGGAGTGTTTGTTAAACTAGATCCCAGTTGTGATGTTAGTCCAGTATTTGAATATCCAGAAACAGTTATAGAATCATTTGATGTTTGTACCTTAACAGAGTTTACCTCAGAATATCCAGAAGTGTTGCTGTTTAGTTGTTGTGTTGCAACTGTAGATATTGTTCCTGAAACATTTTTATATAATTTTAATTCAGTATAGTATGTATAATAACTTGTATCTATAAAGTTACAATTTGCTGTTCCAGATATTGGTCCACATCCACCAGAAGTTGGTGGAAAATATGTTCCGCAGTTTCCTCCACCAGAACTTCCATTTCCTCCTGGACCTGTACAACTATAAATAAGTGGGGATCCATTTGGCTGCAGGGTATCACAGTCTACACAACTAATACCAGTAAAACATCCGTATTCACATCCAGTTGCTACTAAACTACCAGAATAGTATGCTACAGTTCCTGGATATGTTGTTCCAGAATAATATCCACTAGATGTATAAACATTTCTATAGTTTACTGAACTTGCCCACCATGAATTTGCATCAGTTACCCAAAATGCCAATCCTGGTCCACCATCAGTTATGTCTGCTGAAACAACAACATTTTGTGCATTAATATCTACCGTTGCCATTGGATAGGTGCTTGCAGAATCTGATGATGTTGCTTGGTTTGAAGATATTGACCAACTTCCCCTGGTTGCACTCCAAGTTTGTCCAGTATTTGTTGTTCCTAAAGATCCATTTGCTCTATTAAAATTATCAGTTATTAATCTCAATGCACTTGACATTAAACCATATGCTTTTGCTGCTGCACCTGCTATTGAAGATAGTATAGGCATTTGATTTTAAGCAAATCTTGTCTGGGATGCCAGCACTGTAAATGTTGCACTAGCGGTTTTAATAATATTATACGCATAGGCATCTATAGACGTTGCATTACCAGACGAAGGTGCTGTGCCTCCTTGCCATCTTGTTGTTACACCAGTTGCTGTTCCATCTATTTGAACAGAAGTGTTATAGTATGGTGTTGAACCATTTGTATTCAAAAATACAACGGTAATAGAATCACCATTTGTCATAATGGAGTCCAAAGTTGTACTTCCGTCACCTCTAACATTTATTACGAAGTTTCCAGTGGCACTACTTGTATAATACCAAACAGAAGATGTATTTATGTTAACATTTATAGTTCCCGTTGCTGCTGTTGCAGAAACATTCATTCTTTCAAATGGAGATGTTATGATTCCTTTTGTTTTTGCTAATGAATTATCTGCTACTGCTTTTACTGCAGTTGGTGTTGCTGCAAGAATGCTTGATGTTGTAGAGGTTGAATCGCTAAGTTGAACAATTCCTGCAACCGATGTTGTTGCTGCTGGAAGTGCTTGCCATTTTAGTCCTGTAGTTTGTCCACTGTCTGTGACAAGATAGTATCCATCGCTTCCTGCCGTTAAGTTGTCAACAGCATTATCTCCAGTACCTACAATTAAATCACCTTTAGCATCAACAATTGTTTTATTAATAATATTATTAATTGTTGTATCAATAGTGTCAATTCTTCCGTCAAGTTCATCTAAATATTTAGAAATTCCCGCAGGCGCTGGAGTTGTTTCTGGCTCTGTTTCTTGTCCCCAATGATAATATTTAAGTGCAACCTGAATGTCGGCTGGATCTGCCATTGCTGGAATTTTTGCTAGCGGATACTTAGAACTTCCTATATTTGTGGCTGCCATAGTACAAATATTATAACATAGTTATTCTAAGAAGCAGAAGATGTGTTATCTTCTCCTATGCTAATTGAAATCATTACGCCATAATCCCCTGATAAATTTGACCAGGTAGTTCCGCTCAAAGATTTAGCCTTAATTGTAAAATCTAGATCAGTAGCAGTTAATGTTGGCTGAGTTATTACAGAGGCTATAACGTTTGTTGTTCCAATAATATTATGGTGTACAACAAAACTTCCAGTTGTTTCTGTTATTCCAAACATATCATTAATATCATATGTAAAATCTGCGCTTCCAGAAATAAAAGTAACAGTTTCATTAACGTTATATGTTACTGGTGCAAACTTTCCAACAATGGTCCAACTGTTATCAATGTACTGATAAAGTTCTGAAGTAGAAACATCTAAATACATATCGTTTGCAATTGGTGTTTCTACAATTGTTGATGGTCCTGGACTTCCTGTTCCAACAAACTGTTTGCTTCCTCTTGTTCCAGTTTGTCCAATATCTACAGAAACTGTAACCTGTTCTACTGGACCATATACAGATAGTTCTGGATCAACAACTACAACTTCTGGCATTAGATTGCTCCAGTAACATCATCTTCAACAGTAATTGTTCCTGTTAAAAGTGTATATCTAAGATCAGCACCATTATAAATTTCAACATCGTAGTAATATGTGCTTCCACCTTCTAACTCTCTTCCACCACCAGGGGTAATGGTGCAAGTAATTGTATCGCTAGATGTATCTATTGTTGCATTTAGTGGATAGTTTCCATTGAACAGGGTATCTGATGCATAAATTTCTGTAGCAGCACTTCCTCTTGCATTAGCAATTGTAAAAATTGCATCTCTTCCAGTTGCTTTATATGGAGAAAGATCTAGGGCGTTTCCGCTAGAGTCTTTAGGAGAGATAACAAATCTAAATGTGTCACCACGATAATAATTAAAGTTATATGTACCTGGAAATGCCATGACTTTATTATACCACTAAGAGACATGCACTGTAATAGATTTAATTAAAAACTCAGAATCAAAGTCTGACCTTACTTCTACAAGAGGTGATTCTATTGTCATTTTTTCAGTATTTAAATACATGTGCTGTGTTACGGAAAAGTCATAAGAGTATTGATATTTTAAATTTGCAACAAACTGGGTATAAGAAATATTGGATTGTGGAAACACTGTTCTTATCCAAATCTCTGTATTATTATTATATGTTATAACGCTAAAATCATAGGTTACTGCCACCCTTGCACCAACCTTTAATCTTTTAAAATTTAATCTTTGGTTTTCTGCGTTCCATAAATCAACAGATGTTTTTGGCAAAAAATCTTTATTTATTAAAATATTTGATTTATCTATTATTACTTGAGACCATCCATCATTTCCTCTAGATAAACCAATAACTTTATAAACTTTATCTTTATTTATGTATGATGCCCAACCAGGTAGTTGTCCAGACGGTGGAACTGCATCTTTGCCATCTTTACCATTTTCTCCAGGATCGCCTTTATCGCCCTTTAAGCCTCTCTCTCCCTTTTCTCCTTTATCACCTTTGGGTCCCTCCGCACCTCTTGCTCCTTGTGGTCCCTGTGGGCCTTGTGGACCCGCAACTGGTATATATTGTGGAATTGGATTTTCTGATAACTGTAAAGATTCTACCGCTTCAGCATAAGATTTGTTATGATTTGCTTTTCCTGGAATATCAACTCTTTGTGATATGCTCATTATTCACCAGTTTTAATTATAAAGATCTTTTCGTTTACCTTTATAACTTTTGCTGGTGTGACGGCTGGGGCGGTAATCTTAATTATCATAGCGCACCTGGAGTTATATCGCTATAGACTGTGATTGTTCCAAGAATTGGAGTCCAAACAATACCATCATCTGTTGTTATTTCTAAGTCAAAAGGTAAGTCTGCAACTACGGTCTTATACCCAAGTCCCCAAAATTTTGTAAGTTCGGCTGCTGCTGTAATAATTACATATCCGTCATATTTTGCAACTGCTAATTCGTCAAGGACATCTCCAGATGCATCATATGAAGTAGCAGCAAAAGTCCAATCATCAATATCAATAGTTGTAGTTTCGTCATCTTCTAGGAAGTCTACTCTAAGGGTAGCGGTATCACCACGAACAACTTTCCATTTAATATTTACTGGATTTGCTCCAACCTGGTTAATTGACGATGTTCCGCACATAGTAAAATTATAACATAATTATTGATTTTTACACCAGGGGGTATTTAACTTGACAAATTAAAAATCATAGTGTATACTTTAAATATATATAAATATAAAAGATATATATTATAGTTAAGTATATTTATATATTATATATATTATATACTATATAAGGAAAAAATGAAACATCTATATTGGATATTGCCAATAGTTATTATATTTGGATTTTGGAATTATTTAGCCTATACTCAGTAAAACTATTTGTTAATTAAATGATCGTAAATACTGTTAACTCTTTCCTCAAGCCTATTGACCTGATCTTTTAAACTTGAGCCAGAATTCGGGCGAAGTTCAGATAAATAGTGTTTGACAAGAAACTTGACTCCTCCAACTAGAAATGCTAGAATAGATAAAGCAGTAAGTGTGAGTCCGAACCAATCTTGTACTGACATGATAAATATAATTATAATACAATTTTTAGGAGAGTTTTGAAAAAAGAAATACTCACAACACTTGATTACTCAAAGAACCTTATAATCTCTCCTGATATTGACGGGTTGGTTTCTGCAAAATTAATCTGGCAATATAACGGTGCAACTGTTGTTGGTACATATGATAAAAATCTTTTACTTCTCGCGGATGGCATCGATCCAGAAGATTGTCTATTCGTTGATTGTGATATGAACTCTTCGAAATACGCATCTATTGGAAACCATATGCGACTTATGGAAGATAATATTCACATAGAATCATTTAATCCCAATACGCATTATAAAGTCAAAAAGTATAGCGATAAGTTTCCGTTCGCAACTTGTTTTCTTCTCGCGTTTGCAATAGAGTCTCAAACAACCCTTTCTGACAACCTACGCATGGCATACGCAGATTCGACTTACAAGAATAAAGTCGACTATGCAGAAAACATGCAGAATTGGTCAATTTTGTTGGATTGTCCACAAACACAATTTGTTATGAACAATGATATCCACACATCTGTGGAAAACTATATGGCTCAATATGAAGGCAAACAAGGTTTTGTATCAAGGCGATTAGGAAAAGATAAATATATGGCTCAAATGAATGAAGTTTTGAAGTCAGAGTGTAATTCGGCCAGGGAATTGACAAGGGGATACAAATACCAAACAGGCCTAATAGACAAAACCACCTGTATAAGATATAATAAAGATATCATGTCATATGCAGAAGTCTATGGTGGCGAATATAGTGTTACATATAAGGATGAAGTAGAATGGTAGATGAGCCAAAGACAGAACTTGGCAAGTCCCGTTTGAAAATTTGTATGGACTGTCCTGCTCTTCGTAAAAACACTATGACATGTAAGAAGTGTGGATGTGGGATGGTTCTTAAAGTAGATTACGAAAGAAATAGTTGTCCAATAGGGAAGTGGTAGTAATGGAATACGGCAAAGATGCTATACATGTCGAACATAACTTTGCATCAAAACAAGAACTTGATGTTTTAAACACATATATGAATGATCTTCCTGTTCCAGACTTTAAGAGCATAAATCTTATTGGCGAAATTCCAAATTTACAAATTGTTGGAACTATGACCTTTTTGGGAAACAAGATAGAAAATTTTGTAAAAGAAAAGTACTTTCCAAAACTTGGATATTCAGTCGCAAAAGTAAATTGGAGAAGAGAGTTAGAACTTATCAAATGGGCACCATATGCATGTCTTCCAGCACATAGAGATGGAGATGTATTCCCAGAGCATCCTATGATTACAGTAGGTGCATTGATTTATCTAAATGACGAATATCTTGGTGGCGAGATTGCTTTTCCAGAATATGACGTATCCGTCAAAACAGAGCCAGGAGATCTAGTTATATTCCCTTGCCAATATCTACATGAAGTTAAAACAATTATGCCAATAGAAGATGGAGAGACTAGAAGACATACTATGACAGTCTTCTATACGGTTACACTAGATGATTACCGATCCTAAAGAGATTATGGCAATAATAATCGATGAGTTTACAAAACAGATTATTGCTAATGCCAAAAAGAGAGGCTTGTCCCCTGCCGAAATTGAGAAAGAGTTAGAAACAAATTATAAGAAATTACCTAGGATCGCTGCTGTCGCTACCAAGCGAATCGTCAGTGGATAGTTCTTGTAGAGTTACATACCATCTAAAGTTTTTAAATATTCTTTTATCAATAATTATTTGATCATTATCTTTATTGCGTTCTAGCATAGTATCGCAAAACAATAAGGCTTCTTGCTTTAATCTATTAAATGCCTTTTCTGCTTCTGTCATAGTTGCTTTACCAATTCTGTTAGTAGTTCTTTAATTTTGTTTAACTTCTTCTGTGCCTCGTCAATTTTCTCTTCATACCAAAGACGACCATAGGCATCATCTTCTAAACGTTGTGCTATTTGATATTCTGAAATTTTTATTTCAAGACTGTCTAGGTTCTTCAGCAGAAAGTATATCTGCGTTATTAGACTCATTTTTACACCCACAATTGTCGCAAACATCTTCTTTAAATATCTTTAATGCTAAGTTATCATCCTCGTCATCAAAGTTAACCCATGCCTCGAAATTTTCTAATATGCCCATTTAGATTGACCACCAAACTGTTGGATTTTCATATTCTCTGCTCCATACATTCATTTTTTTTTGATACTTTTTATGTTCTTGTTGCCAAGCAAGCCATTTTGTTTTATGGGTTGGTTCGTCACAGTTTCTACAGATATAGTCTATAGTTTCTTCATATACGTGTGAGCAGAGCATATATTTATTATACCCCGAAAAATCTGAAAAATTTTTCATTTTGAGAAAATCTGAATATTTTTCGAAGATGTACGATGCAGGATTCTAAAAAAAATAAATAAAAAAATTAGTGAGCACACTACCCTATGCATAGGATCTTTTATTTTACTACGCATAGGGTGTTTTGATTTTTTATTGAGCAAGACCTCCTACATACCCACTAACACCTAGCAAATCAGCGTCAATTCTGACACGACTGCCCATAGGCAATTTAGTAGGCAACTCTTGGATAAATTGCTCTGCTAGTTTCTTTTCTGTAAAGCGGATAACTTTTTCTGTACCGCTTGCGTTAGTTAGTTTGATGTTATACATATTGCTCCTCACATTCACAAGGCATGACCATCATGCCCTCATCACCATAAAATACAAACCCTGCGCTTGTACACTCAGTACAATAAACGCTAATCACATCTAATAAATTACCCATTTCCTTATCCTTTCACTTCATGTTCACAATAATTTTTTATCCAAACATCATTTTCTTTTGTTAGATATATCCAACTATCTAAACAACGCATACACTCAAACTTCATTGCGTTTCCTTTCTTCTAGGATAGCCTTAGCCTTAGCAATACTATCTCTAATTTCTTTTTTCTTCCACTCTGGAAGCGAATCACTTTTGTAATTAGATGACTTTCTATCGAATGGCACTTGTTGCCAATCTTCTTGATAAATACTCATTTTGAGCCTTTCTAGTTTAGAGACTTTCCCTAACTTCCTTATACCCCGTATACTACACGAACCTACCGACAAAATCAAATTAGAAATGCTAATAAATCGGACATTTCAAAAAGATTTTTTTCTTTGACTAAAATGACTACACAAATAGTACAAATCGGACATGTTCCGGCTTTTGTGTCTAATATGTCCGTTTTATACTGTGATG